TTGTTTTGCTTGCTTTAACTTTAATGCCCGCGCTTGCTTCTCATATTTTTCCTCAATCTTTGCCCGCTTGTCTGCATTGTCACCGGCTAACTGAAGTTCATAAGCCTTCGACGCTTCCATTTTGGCGGTTTCCGTGTCGATAAGGAACTGGTTAAAGTCTAATAAGGTTTGACCGATCTGGGCTACCTGCTGAGTGTACTCCTGAGCGGCTTGAATTCGTTCTTCCTGTTCAGCCTTCCGCCTTTCCTTTTCATCCTCCCAAAAATCAATATCTAATTGCTTACGGTCTTCAAGCCCTTGTAAATGAAGGTCGGTTTTTGCAGTTTCTATTTCACCCTCAAAAGATAGCGTTTCAACTTTCTTCATTTCATTAGCCGCGCGCTGATTGGTCATAATTTCAGCGTTCATCTTAGCATCTATTTCAGCCTGTTTTGCGGCTGAAGCGGCGGCGGCAACTTCGTTTTCTTTGGCTATGCTTGCTTTAAAATTAGTGAGTTTACCAAATGCCTTAGCCGTCCCGTCGAAATATTCCGTTTCGGTATTAGTCAGGGTTGCATAAGCGTTTTCAAGTTTGCCTATATTTTCCTGATTAGAGTTCCAAAATGCTTTCCACTGCGGATCTGAATCTTTTAATTGTTCAGCCCTATCCGCATCCATTTCGATAAATTCCTGAATTTGATCTATCGTGAATTTACTGCCTTGTTGAACCATTGCAGCGTTCACCAATTCAGCCCGGTAAACTTGTGCGGCCTGTTCCTTTTTAAAGGCGACTAATTCAGTTTCAATCTCTAATACACGTTCATAAGCGGCTATCCTTTCATCTGTGGATTTAGTTGCATCCTTATAAGTGCGCGATAATTCAGCTTCTTCCTTTTTTAACTTTGCCTCGTCGGAAATAAATAGTGTATTCTTTTCACCTATTTTATCCATTGTCGCGGCATAGTTTGCGGCGGTTGCAGCGGTCGCGGCTATCTCTCTATTTACGTTTGCAAAGGCATCAGCAAGTTTCATATTACCTGTAATAACCTGACCTACTCTATCGGTTATAACTTTCCAGGTAGCAGCAAGCGCGCCCGTAGTTTGTTCTAATTTATCCGCGCCCTCATCTGTGGATTTGAATGAATCGTATAACAGTTTTAAAGCAAGTACAATCCCGGCAATGACTGCCACAATAGGGTTACTCACAAGCATCCATAACTGTTTCCCCATTGCAGATATACCACCCGCCGCCCTTCCTAAAGGACCCGGCAGCCCCTCTAATGCGGATTTATAGTTACCTATGTTCATCCGCTGCTTAGTGGCTGCATCGGAATTTTTGCGGATAAACTCGGTATTCTTTTCTATGGATTTGTTATAAGCATCATTCTTTTTCCGCCCCTCTTCTGTGGTTAGGTTTAAATCCTTCTTTGCTTTTAACAGGGCTTTGTTTTGTGTTTCGGCATCTTTAATACTTTTAACCTCCATAGCAATAGCCGCCGCCATTTCTCTTTCAGCGGCCTCAGCCTTCGCCATTTGTTCCAGTCCCTTTTGCCGTTGCTTATCAAGCGCCTCGACTGCTTTTTGCTGCTCCTTAGTGGCGGTTTCGACCTGCTTAGTTGCCGCCGCGTAAGCGTTCATCTTTTCAGCCGCGCCGCCCTGGGTGTTCTTTAAGGAATTAATGGAAGCGTCAACGGTCTGCATATGCTTTGCCACCGCAATAAGCTGATCGATCGCTTCTTTACTGAATAATGATTCTATCTCAGCCATTATTTCTTATTCCTTTCTAATGTTTTTTGAAACTCCTCCGCACGCTTGACGGCTAATTTATATTGATACGTGAATTGATATAGCTTCATATTGCGGTCGATTGACCTTTCCAGTATCATTTCCACGTAAGTAATAACTTCTTCAAACTTTAGTGATCCTTTCTTTTCCATTTCCACAACCGGCGAAGCGATTGCCCCTAATTTACCTTTAAGCTTTTCCATTTCGGCAATAATCATTTTCAGGTCTTCACCGCCGGTGTAATCCTTTCCATACCTCTCTTTAAAAACATCCTTAAAGTATTGGTCATTGGTTGAAATCAGCCCTATGTAAATAGTTGGTAATAGGTTTTGAGCCAGGTTTATAATCTTTAGCCTCATTACGTCATCCAGAAAAAGGCTGCTAATGGTATCTTTGTTGAACATTTCGGCAAACTCCAGGCTGAATCTTTGGTAATGCTTCACCAATAAAAAGGTAGGGATAAATTTAAACCGCTTCATTATGCTGAAATCCTCAATTTCAAACATTCGTGAAACCTCGTTAAGAGTGAGTATATATTTATCCTTTACCAGTTTCATAACCCGGTTGCCTGTTTCAATAGTTGTGCTAATTTCCTGTTATTAATCGCTTGTGCCTGTGGCTCGTTCTCTTTTGCTATGCCAAAGATATTGCCATTGTCGTTGTACTTACCTACCAGTTCCCCGGTCTTCTCATCGTTAGACGTAATAAAATATGAGGTATCTTCTGTTTCTAATATCATAGCCTCTTGAAATGCACCCGTTAAAAGTAAGTCCGGGACCATTGCCGGGGACTTACTTCCGATTGCCTTCTTATATCGATCATAAGCCTTTGACGAATAAACTCCTATTGTTTGCCCTTCAGCGTTCTTTCCTGCTCGCATCTGGCTGCGGTTGATGTCGACTATCTCTTTTTCATTAGCCTCGACCACAAGCCTTAAATTATCGTTTAAGTTTGACACAAACAGTTGAAGTTTATCGTTTAATTCAGTGAACCGCATAATAAAAAAAGGGGGACTAATTGCCCCCCTTCCTCCCCTTTTTAGTTTTTTGTTTATCACTTTTGGGAGAGGGCTTCTCAACCCCCTCCTTCTTACCAGCAGGCGCAAGCCCGTGTTTTTCGTACCACCAGTCTTTATACTCCTGGCTCGTTCCCGGTTTGAATGATATTCGTGCTTCCATTAGGAATCTCCAACAACGGTTATACGATTAGACAAATAAGTGACAACGGTTGCCACTGTCTTCTTAACCCTGAATGTGATATAGTCCCCGGCTGCGATGTCAACGGGTGAAGCTGCCTTCGATAAGGTCAAGGTGTAAGCCCCGGCCCCTGAATCCGTCACCGCCGTGATTGAAGGTGAAGTCAGATAGTTGCTGCCAAGTTCTTCAAAGTCAGCCGAAACGAATCCGGTAACGCCATCGCCGCAACGGTCATTAATCTGTACGTTCACGTCACCCGAAGCACAAGACGAAGTCTGCCACATAGTCAAGCCTGCCGGGATAGTCAGAATCAGGTCGTCAATATCCCATGCCGGTTTAATCAATGCCGCGTTTTCAAAGTCATCATAATCAATATGATGAATGTGAATCGGGTAGTTGTTTGCAATGTCACCCGGCAACGGGATGCCTTTGTTGATTGCAGTAACTCTCGCCGGGTACGGTTTAAAGTTGCCCGTCTTGTCACGTTTCAAAAGCATTGAACCGTCTTCAAGTACATAAATCACCCCGTAATGTCCGCCCTTCAATTCCTTAACCAGGTCGATGTAATCGCAGTGGTTACTGTCAAGGAAGGCCATAGCTGAAGGTGCGGGCCGGTTGGTGATATACTTCTGTGTTTTGGAAGTAGTTAAGACATTAGGGTCATCAGTAGTGACCTCATAAGAGGTTATCCCCCGCAAAGGGAACATAGTCAGATTAGTGTCAACGGCTGCTTTCCACGTTGCGTAGGAATAAGCGGCCGAAAGCGCACCCAAAGAAAAGGATTTTGAGGTCAAAATAATGTGCCTGACCTCCTTCATGGGACATTTCGTGTCCACTGATCCATTAGGCAAATAGGCTATACAGCTCATATTAACAAGTGTTTAAGATTTTAAGATTAAGATTTTCCAATTCAATCGCATCAATGAAGTCATTAAAAATATTCGAGGCCGTCCCTTCACCCGTTGCACGTCCCCAAAACAGTCTATCATACCTCGTAAAGTCCTGCTCATACCCTCCGATTTCCTTTGAACTTTCCAGCTTCTTTAAAAACAAATCCTCCAAAGGATATAATTTAGGCTCAAAGGTATTTGTATACCGTTCTGAAGCGGTGTACTGTTGTTTAGAATCAGTCAAAATAAGGATTCTTACAGTAGCGATCCGCTCATGCTTTTTGCGGTCGGTCTTTTCGGGGAAGTCCTGAACACAAACTATCGCGGGAAATTGCTCTAACTTCAGCGTAGCTTTTTGAGTTGCCTGCTGAAATATGTTTTTGATTTCGAGCAAATGACCGTGATGAAAGTTAAGTACCGGAGTAAACGAACCTGTCCAGGTCGTCGGAGGCACAAGATAAGTAACCGTTGCACCCGTTACCGTGCAAGTTGTACCCGTGATAGAGGCAATAAGATAATATCCCGTAGCGGTGAAATTCGTCCCGGTAATCTTTACCCTCATGCCTACATACAATAACTCAGGATGTGCAAGGCCGCTAAGCGTATAAGGCGAACCCGTACCTGTTAAGGTAAAGGTTTGCGCGGGCTTCATTGCCGTTACCACATCTGCAATTATGTCAACTACGGGCCTCATATTCCAAACTGGTTAATCGGTTTGAACTCATTGAATATCCATTCAGGATAAGTCGATTCATGTTTCTGCATGAAGTTGTAAAGCGACGGGGCGTATGGATCTTGGAAGCAATACCCGGCTAATTCGCGTAAACGATAACCAGCATCCCCGACAAGTCCAGCCGCCCCGACGTTTGAGCCTCCTTCAGCCTGCGAAGCAATAACCCCGACATTCTGAAAAGTGACTGATTTTGACTTTACATATTCACAAAACACAAAGTAAGATAGTATAGAAACCTTTTCAGCATTCAACAACCCATTCCACTTAATCGTATAATCACCTTCAGTGTATTCTTTTCCCTCTACGATGTCTTTGATCCTTTGCGGTGAAGTGTTCACATTGTAAGCTAACACCAATTTAGCAAGGTCATAACCAAGTAGCTGAATCAGAATATCCCTCTCAAACCGATCTGCGAACGCCTGAATGGTGTCATAGTCCCCGGTCGGAAGGCTGATTTCGTTAATGAAATATGTTGTGTCACTCAGGCTCATTTCTTTACCTTTTTCGGCTTTTCAACTTCTTCAGCCCACTTCTTGGCAAGGAAATGCCGTGCAATCCGGTCGTCGAATTGAACCACATCCCCGGCCTTGTGGGTATCAAATGCGATTGTTAATTTTACTGTTTTCATATTACGGAAGTCCATACCATTGTTTAAACTCCATGTTCGCTATCGTGGTTGTACCTGTACCCGTCCCGGTGAAAGTTAATTTGAATTCCCGGTATTGGTTTTCGGTTGCGTTCAGATAGATTATTGTGGTGTCTGCCGTAGTTCCCGCCCAGTTAATAGTTCCTATCGTTGTCCATGTCGAGGTCTGGTCACTTACACGACCTGCCAAAACGCAGGCTACGTTAGTGTGATTACCACTTAACGAATCAAGATGAACAACATAGGATTGAGCCGTATACCAGTTTTGTGGTGCAACGATCTGGAAGTACTTCGCGGTTGTATTGGTCAACGTAACATCGGTTACATACTCCAGGTAGGTATCACCTTTCGGCATATAGAGGGTTGCGATCTGCGCCTGTGAAGGGTTGCAAGCCATTACGACTGCAATCAGTGACAATATGAAGATAAGTTTTTTCATTTTACGTTCCTCCTTATGCTCCAGGTGCGTTAATTCCGGCGATGTCGTTGGTGATATTGGTTGACTTCAGGAAAGCATCCACTTCCGCATTGCGGATAAGCAGTGAGCATTCCATGTTAGCCAGGATAGTCAGGATTCTCTTTGAGAAGTCCCCAGTAAGGTCGTAACCTACTTCGATCTCAACTCCGTTATCGTACAAGGTAGCCTTTGAAGAGTCACCGACTACCAGCGTGCCGGCGGTTACGGAATTAGCTTCAATGATCTGCATACCTGACACGGTGATCGGCCCGTTGGCTGAAGGGATAACGAAAGGAGGCATCGTATACACCCCATTGGCATCCTTATTCAGTTTCATCTTCAGGGCGTCGTACGGGTTGATCCATGCACGGTCAACATTGTATTTAGTTGCCTTCATGATCTGGGCTGCCATTGCCACGATAAGGTCGTACATATTGGCAAACTGCGGTGTGAAACCTCCGGCGGCTACATAGGTAGCAGCATTGAAGGCGGTTGCACGGGTGTAGATACCTCCGATCTGTGGGGCGGTACCTGAACCTGTATAACAGTACCCATCAAGAGCAACAACGCAATCGTCTTTCAGTAAGCGTTCCAATTCACCCTGCATAAAACTGATATGCTTCAGGGCTTCTTTGTGAACCGGGATTTTTGCTGAGATGTTATCAACGGTTTCCGAGTAACCTGTCCAGGCATATACCTGCTCAGCGGCGGCGTCTCCATCTGACCTTGCGGCTGCATTGTTAGTGCGGGTTGTCATATCCGTCCAGTAGATAACGCCGTGGTCGTCGGCTGTCAACTGGAAGCGGTTCAACGAGGGGGCGATCCTGTTATTCTGTGACTGGATTTCTGCCACGCCGGGTAAAAACATACCCATCGGGTCGGATGTGATCGAAGTCAGGGCAACGGTTGTTTTACCTACAAATCCGGGGTCAAGCCTAAATTTGTAAGTCCCACCATTGTCTCCGACTGCTTTTGCTATCTTTGGAAACTCCTTTGTCATGATTTCCTTCAAACCCTCTTTTTGTGCGGGCTTACGGTTTTCCATTTCGGTGATCTTTTCACCTTGCTTTGTGACGGCTGCGACAATGTCCTTAATTGACATATCGTCAACCTTCAGGGCTTCGAGTTTAGCCTGTAACTCTTCGGCTTTCATCAGGCCTTTAATAGCCTCATCGGCTGCGGCCTTTGCCGCCTCTTTGGCCTTAACGTCTACCTTGTCGAGTAGGGCGTTCAATTCCTTTTCTTCCATTTTGTTAATTATTAAAATGTGTTAATTCTGTTAATTATCTCTTCAGAAGTCATTTTTTGAGTGTCTTGCAACGGCTCTGGAGTGTCCTCCGGCGGCTCCGACTTCATGTTATTCTCTAATGTTGGTGTTATCCAGTTGCTGCCTTGTTTAACGGCTGACCCTTCGATTGCCTTTGATTCAAGCTGAGCAAAGAAATAACCCTGCTCTTTTACCTGGTCAGCGTTAGCAACTTCACCGATATACTTATTCCAGTTAGCATACTGCTGCGGATAACTCTTGTCATCAATACAGGTCGCCATCTTCACATAACGCATACCAACTGAATGATTCCTCACCCGGCCTGATTTGTATTGTTTAAACATAAACGGGTTGCGGTCTTCACTTACGGTTGCCTCAAATACCAAAGCCTCGGTTTCACCCTCCCACTTCTGACCTAATTCCTTCCATGTGAAGTTTTCGGTATAAACTTTCAGGTCGTCATAATCGGCAATGGTTGAATCAAATGTGTGTTTATGTTCCTGGTCAAAAAATATATCTTTGTTTTCTCTTAATGACTTCTTCCAAAGTCCCGGCATATGCACATCGTCATGTGAATCCATTACGTTTGTAGTGTTGACAATAACCTTTACCCGTAACTCTGTGACGTCTTCTTTAATGGGTTTATTAGCTTTTTCAACCTGTCCATCAGTTGAAATAGGGAAGCAACCAAAGTTAAAAGCATCAGCATATTTCAGGCTGGCTTTTTTATCGGCTATGATCCTGGCCTCATTTTTAACAATGAAGTCAAAGGTTTCTTTCCGGCTAAGATTTTTTGGTATTTCCATTGTCTTTCGTTATTACAGTACCTTCAGCGATTGCCTTTTTACGGGCTATCATCTTTTGTCGGATCTCTTCGATCCAATCTTTGTCGAATTTACGTTCAGGTCCTTCCATTGTTTTCACCTATTACTAAACCCATTCGCCTCAATTCGTCCCGGTATTCGTTAATGCTTATCGCATTATCTGCTAATGCCCTGCTTAATCCGGTTGCCATTCTGTTAATAGCGTCACCCTGATCTTTCATATTCTCTTTAAACACGTTCAAGTGTGTAAAACTTCCTACTATTGACCAGGATTCATTCTCAGTTTCAAACTGTGAATTTAAAGCACCTATCCACTCTTCAGCCTCCGGGATTATGGTATTTTCGTACAAACGTCTTTCGGCCCATATCTGGTTAGCAAAGGTCGAACCCGTTGAACTGCCAAATAACTCTGAAGGTGTCCCGGCTGCGTCACAGAGTTTGAACATATCCTCTTTTACCTCTTCGTACAGCCCTAAGTTTGCCGGGTTGTCTACTGACATCTTTTGCCAGGCTAAAGGTAAATTAGTTGCAATTACCGGGAACTTGTCTTTAAAGCCCCGCATTTGAGCAATACGTTTCTGAACGTCTTCGACCTGCTTATGGTCAATCGGGACCTGACCGGCGGCATCCTTCCCGGCGGCGTTGGTTAAAATCCCTTGCACTCCGATATTCTTAATGATAAACCCTCTTGAGTAGTAAGCCTCGCGGATATTGTTCACCGTGGCCCGTTGGTATGCCAGCCAAGATTGACCCTCTACCCAGTTCTCCTTAGTCATATGCACCCGGTTGTCATTCAGGTGTATAAGGTTTTCTTTAGGGATAATGTATTTATCGTTACCCCATTGGAAGGTATATTCAATCGTTGGATCAGTTTGCAGGTAAAATGGAAGCGGTGAAGGTGTATTTGTGGTGACTAAGTTGGATGGCAAAGTAAACATCGCGGTTGCCTTTCTTGAAGGCATACCAAAAGGATAATTCAGGTAGATATACTCATTTCCCCATATTTCCCTGAATATCTTAGTCTGCATCATAAACTCCTTTTGGCTCTGAAACCAATTAGGATTCCTGAGTACTTTGATCTTGTATTCGTAATTCTTTGCGTCCTGCTCTTCTTCCCCTGTCTTATTGCTGACTATCCTTAGCTTCATTTTACTGAATGCCTTAGCCTTCAGGTTTATGATAGCACTGATCTCAGGGATTTCCTCATAATCCTTTAGCAGTTGCAGGTCGTTGTAGGTGGTGGAGTTTGATAACAGTGGGTAGAAGTAAGAACCGCCGAACTTTTCAGGCGGGTTTTCCGGTGTGAAGCGGAACAAGGAAGTAGATTTCCGAATTAAATCCTTGAACTTTGCCAATATAAATGAATTAATTCGCTTACAAAGTTAAACAGAAAAAACCAAAAGTCAATAGTTTGTTAAAAATAATTTGGAATTAGTCTAATTAATAATTAGCATTAACCCGTATTTCGTGCATTGTAGAGTACAACAAAGCATCAAAGAAGTGGTCAAAGTCGTCAATCGGCTCGTCAAGTTGTATGCCGTGAATGATCCTGTAACGGTAATTGTTGGCCTCCCTTTCCACGTCCCTATCCCTGACTAAATGTATCTTGTATCGTTTGACGTTGCCTATTGCGCCCTTCTTATATCCTGGTATCTTCTTAACAGGGAAGGCCATGAAACCCATCCGGCGAAGGTCAGCAATAAATACAGGATCGGCACTGTCAACCCATAGATGTTTACCTTCCGGGACTAACTTACTTAGGTAGGGCGCGATCTTTTCGGCTGATTCAAACGGCTCGTATAACAGCTTCTTAGCGTAAAGGTTGTTGCCATGCACCACAGTCTTAACCAGCGCGGCGGGTGAAGTGGTATAACCTAAATCAAGCCCGTACATATCCTTATCGTACATCTCCGGCAGGTCGTCAATCCAGGTTATCAAAGGATATACCAACCCTTCAGGGCTGCACCGCTTCCCTAACCCATATACGTTCCAACGGTAGTCATCAGCCGTGCCGCGTTCTACATTTACCGGGTTGTTAGGGTCGTAAGACAGTATCTTGTTTAACTCTATCTTACTAATAAACGGGTTATCTTTAAACGTGCTATGCAGATAACCCACGTTAGGCCGGGATAGAATCTTATTGAATACCCAGTGATCCGAGAATTTAGGGTTCCAGTCAGCCATCCAAAAGCGTTGAGTCCTTTGTTCTGCCGCGTCAAATATCTCGTTATCTATGTCAAGTAACTCATTAAACCAAGTTATGTCACCGCTTAGCCCCTCGAACTTACTGACCTTATCCGCACCGATTAGGTTAATCTTATTGCCGAATATCCAAAAGGATGCGACCTCTTTGGACATGGAGAAAGGATTGTCAATACCAAAGACGGGTAAAATCTTGTTAAAGTCGTTGTATAGGGTTGTTTTGTGGCTGTTGTAAGTTTCCCGGATGATATTAACCGTCAGTTTGTCGGCTGTCAGGGCGTGCTGATTGCAGATTTTTATAAGGAAATGGATAATTGAGTATGTCTTTGCTGATCGGCTCGATCCTTCTAAACAGACCCCCACCATTTCATCAACGCCCTTATTGTAGCATTGATTAACATAGACTAAATTAGGATTGAACTTCTTCATCATCCAGCCCGTCGAATGCCTTTGTAATCGCCTCGGTTATCTCGGTCTTAACTTCAGCCTTAATCTTCTGTGAATTTATGCGGTCTGATTCCTCTTCCGTTCCGATTATCTTATACAGGGCAATTTGAAGGGCTGGGGCATCAGACTTAAACCACTTTGACCGCATGGCTGCCTTAACTTCGATCTTATTCTTTTCAAGGGACTCTTTTAATGTGTCTAATTTGTCAAGTCCAAGATTGTAAAACGTGGCACGGCTGCATGGCAGATAAGCGCATAAGTCCTCAATGAAAAACAGTTTATGTTTCTCAATAGCTTCGAGGGCTTTCTTTTCCAGGTCTGCGGTTTTATAGGCCATTAGCTTACTTTTTTACTAAATACTTTCCAATCGACTAAATGATGATGCCTTCCAAATCTTATAACTGTCTTTGCATATTGAGGCCAAACAGCCTCTAACATCTTTGCTTTTAATAGGTTCTTTTTTGGGTCGTTGCCTTTGTAGAGTTCGGTTTGATTCCCGCCTTTCATCTTATTTGCCGTACTGACCTTGTTTGACATATAATATAAACAACTCGATGTTGTACCTCCATTGTGTAGAACCTGTAAACACAAATCTACAT